GAATTTTTTACTACATTACACTAAATTAATAGGTATTTTATAAATTTCTATGTCTACTACAACTACATTAAATTAAAGTTACTATACTGAAGGTATACTAAATAATAGGATTCTTGATAAAGTTTTTATTTATTATTGAACTAACTATTAAATATATCTCTAATTGTTTATTTAAAGCTCACTGTTGAATGATCTATTGTTTTATAGACAAACATACTATAGATATATATTTGTTTGTTATATGGCTTTATATGAAGTATTTTACTAGATTAATTGAACCAAGTAGTATTGAACCAAGAGATATAAGTGTATTTCTTTCTGGTCCATGTGTTTGTTATTGGTTCTGTTTCAAAGTATAGGTTTCCTTTTTATAAGGAAATATTGTTGTTTAATGATGTTGACAAAATAAAATATTAATGTATAATTTTAAAGCTTCACGCAGTGAATCCCCCATATATAATATTTAATATTTAAGTATATATTGACATTATTATTTTATTAGTGTATTATTTCTTTGGTTCTTATGAACCTTAGCATAATTCTCCTTTTTTATTTATGTGGTTTACTTGAACCAGATTACTTAATAGCTACAGTTAAGTAAAATAGTTATATATTTTATTTACTGGTTCAAGGTTTTTCCAGTTCATTTCATTTCCTTTTTCTCTTTCTTCTCCTTTTTTTTGTTATAATTTTTATTAAAAAGGATTATGTATGTGTAAAAATAATTTATTAATTATAGCAAGTGCTTTATTATTAATGAGTACTTTTTATTTATTTAGATAAAGGATTATATATGAGTAAATTAAGTTATAAGGAATTTAAAAGATCATTACCTGCTAATAGAAGAAGTATGCTTAATGAAGAAGTATTTAAAACTATTGAGAAGATTATTGATGATCCAGAGATAGATATTAGTGATGAATTAATTAGTTATTCTAGTGTATTACAGGAAGGTAGGTTTAAAGTTACTGATTATGCTAAGGCTTGTAAATATGTAGCATTTAAGAATATGGGTATGAGTAATATAGATGCTTATGATAGAGCTTTCCCTGGTAAGATAACTAAATGGTTAGAGGCTGGTAAGACTATAGATAGAATACATCAATATATTCATAGATATAATAATAGTAAGTTAGTAGTTGAAATAACTAAGAGAGTTATTATACCTACTAATATATTGAACCAGGATAAGGTACAGAAAGCTATTAATGTATTAAGTGATTTAATGTTAAATGCTAAAAGTGAAATGGTTAAGATGAAGAGTGCTGAAGCATTAATAAGAGAGTTGAAAGTAGATGATGATAATAAGTTAGAATTAGATATTACTGTTAAGAAAGATGAATCATTAGAACAGTTAGAACAGACATTAGCTAAATTTGCTGAAGTTCAGTATAATGCTATTAAGGATAATAAATCTACTCCTAAGCAGATAGCTGAAATGGCTATATTAGAAGCTAAAATAGAAGAATAAAGGATATATAATGGCTAAAAACACAGGACCAAAAAAGATAGTTATAAATAGTAAGAATAAAGGTAAGTTTACTTCTTATTGTAAGAAACAAGGATATAAGGGTGTAACTAAAGCTTGTATTAGTAAAGGATGTAAGAGTAAGAATCCTAAGACTAAGAAGAGAGCTTGCTTTGCTAAAGCATTTGCTAAAAATAAATAATTAGATATAATTAAATTCATTTTAGTTGAAAGGATTTAATATGGCTTGTAAGAAAAAGAAAAAAAGTACAAGAAAGAAAAGAGGTAAATAATTATCTCTTCTTCTATTTTTTTAATTATATAAAGGAATTATATGGCTAAAAAAGTAGAAGATTATTTAAAAGAAGTTGATTATAATTTCACTGGTTATGTACCTAGTATTGATGCTATTAAATTTGTTAATTTTATTAAGTTAGTTGAAGGTGGTGAACCAGAGAATAAAACACCTGTAGTTCATTTTAAGTTATTAGATAATATATTTAGTAGACATAAGAGACATGCTATTATGGCATTTAGAGGTGTAGCAAAGACTTCTATGATGGAATACCTGTTTTTGTATATTGCTGTTTTTGGTTCAATACCTAATTTTGGTGAAGTTAATTTAGCTTTGTATGTTGCTGACAGTGCTGAAGGTGGTGCTAAAAACTTAAGGAAGAATATTGAGTTTAGATATGAACAAAGTGACTTTCTTAAGAGTTATTTAGATACTAAATTTACTGATAATAGATTAGAGTTTATTAATAAGAAAACTAATCATATTTTTATTGTTAAAATGTATGGTGGACAACAAAACATTAGGGGAACTAAAGAATTAGGTGTTAGACCTCAATTAGCTGTATTAGATGATTTATTGAGTGATAAAGATGCTATGAGTCCTACTGTTTTAAATGATGTAGAAAATAATATTAATAAAGCTATCAGTAAAGCATTACACCCTACTAGAAGTAAAATTATTTATATTGGTACTCCATTTAATCAAAATGATCCATTGTATAAGAGGGTTGAATCTGGTGCTTGGAATGTTAGTGTTTACCCTATATGTGAGAAATTTCCTTGTAGTAAAAAAGAGTTTAAAGGTGCTTGGGAAGATAGATTTCCATATGAATATGTTAAGGATGCATATGATGAAGCTAAAATGTTAGGTGCATTAGATAGTTTTTATCAAGAATTGATGTTACAAATTAAGAGTGATGAAGATAGATTATTAAATAATGATGATATAGTTTATTACTCACTGGATCAAAAAAGAAGAGTTGATTGGAATTATTATATTACTACTGACTTTGCTACAAGTGAAAAAGAAAGTAGTGATTATAGTGTTATTGGTGTTTGGGGTATTGATGATAAAGGTAAGAAGTATTTAGTAGAAGCACAGGCTAAAAGACAATTAATGGATAAGAATATAGATGATTTATTTAATCTGGTTCAGAAATATAAGGTGTTTCAAGTAGGTGTAGAAGTAACAGGACAACAAAAAGGTTTTGTTAGTTGGATCCAGAATGAAATGGTTAATAGACAAGTATATTTTAATATTAAAGAAGTCAGACCTAATAAAAATAAATTAAGTAGATTTATGGAAATATTACCTGAGTTTAAAAAAGGTAATATTATATTTAATACTAAATTAAGTAATAGTTTTATTGATGAACTAACTAATGAATTAGAGAATGTAACTATTAATGGTTTTAAAAGTAAACATGATGATATTCTTGATATAATTTCTATGCTGATAAATCTTGATATTATTCTTCCTAGTAGTATAGGAAATACAGATAAATATAGTGAACCAGATTATGCTAATATAGGTATAAGACAAGATTTACAGCAAATAGATAATTTATTAGAGGATTGAATATGGGATTGATTGATTTTAGTTTAGGTGATATTGGTTCTGTTTTTAAAGACGTAAGAGAAGCTATTACTGGTAAAGCAATAGAAGATCCAAATAAGAAAGCAGAGTTATTAATGAAGTTAAAGGAAGCTGAATTAGCTGTTAATCAATTACAAGCTAAAGTTATTAATACTGAGGCTGGTTCAGAACATTGGATTACTAGTGCTTGGAGACCTATAACTATGTTAGTGTTTGTAGCTATTATTGCTAATAATTATATACTGGTTCCTTATTTTAAAGCATTTGGTTTAAATATACCTGATTTAGAATTAACTAATCAAATGTGGGATTTATTAAAGATTGGTATAGGTGGATATATAGTTGGTAGAAGTGCAGAAAAGATTGTTACTAATATTAAAGGAAATAAAGATGCCACATAAAGATTTGAATAATTTAAGTATTACTGCTAAAATTGGATTTATACTAATAGGATTAGTAGCTGGTATATATCATTTTGGGTCTAGAAATTTAACAGATAAAACATTTTGGAAGAAAGTATTTATATTTTTATATGATTGTACTGTTTCTGGTTCATTAAGTATATTGTCTGGATTAATAATATTAGCATATACAGGAAATGAAGCATATGCTTTAGGTGTAGGTGGAATTATAGGACATTTAGGTAATAGATTTTTAAATATAGCTGAATTAGCATTAAAACATAAATTAGGTTTAGAATGACAGGATTTGAAGTTATTAGTATTGCTTATATTGGTTCTATATTTGGAAGTATATCTACTATAGTTGTATTTTATTTAAAGGATAATAATGATTAATGAAAATATTAATCTAATAAAGATAACTATGTTATTATTACTTCTTGGTTCACTATTTATTATGTTT